CAATTTCATATGCCTACTTATGCTTCGGGACATTGGTTATTTGGGTTTGCATCAAAAGGACTTGATCCAATTAAAGATCATCAACCTGAACAATGGGAATCCTTTCAGCTTAAAACTCGATATTATAATGCGGATTTGCATAAGGCATGTTTTATGCTTCCTACCTATGTGAAAGAGCATTTAGAGGATGCAATCAAAGAATAAGTAGAGCAAGTTTAGGCTTTTATGCATTTGTTGCTGTTGTTGTTTTTGTTGCATTTCCATTTGTGCCTTAAACATTACGGCTTGAAATATTTGCGGATTTTGGATTGCGGGGACATCGTAAATATTAACATCTCCAATTTTTAACTCGAATTCTTCTTTATCTTCGTTTGCTAAAAGTTCGTTTAATGTTTTGTTTGTCTGTAGCTCTTTTTGTGTTATTTCCATTCTGTTCTTCTTATCCTCGAATTCAAATCCTATAAAATCAAGTCTGACATCTAAACCGGTTACTTCTTGGAATATGTTTGTGCCTTTTTTATCGGGCGTATTTAAACTGTCCGAAATGAAGTTTAAGAAATTTTTTGCTCCGATATCCCTGCTTTCCTTGATTATCCCATCGCTACTTTCCTTAAATAAACTGTCTTTCCCTACGGCTTCGGAGTGTGAACCTAAGCTAACTTCCTTTGGGTCTGTTCCGCTTAATTGACACCAAATAGAAAACAGTAACGTCACCCATAAATGATATTCCATATCCTTACTGCTCGACCTTGTACTAATCCATTTTGCGTCTCCTTCTCCCATTAAACTAATCATAGGGAAACGGTTTCTATTATTGGATCCGCTCATGTATGCGGTTAGAACTTTTTTCAATTTTTCAAGTTGTAATGTTCCTGCACCGCCTTTAGTAAATGCAAGTAAACCGTCCGGCAGTCTATTGTTTGAAAAGTTGCTTGCATTCATTTTTAATGCACCCATAATGTAACTGACCATGTTCATGCCTTGCTCAACTACGCTATAGCCTCTTTTAGCTGTTCTAAAATTTGTTCGTGTGAACATATGATATTTGCGTAAAACATCACTCGTTACCCCTGCAATGCGCCTGTTTTGGTAAATTAACAAGTAATCGGGTTCTATATCCTCATCTAATTTCTTCTCGCCCTCATACATTAATGAATAATCTTTTAAGTAATCTTCAATAATTGCGTCGTGTCTGTCGTATATACTTCGCATTCTTGACTGTTTAATCACGGGCTTATATAGCATTGGGTCTTGTAAGTGGATGCTTAATAACCTCCCCAAACCGTCTCTTCTATACTCTACGGTAATATCGTCCATGTCAAACCAATCTTCATAAGCCGCGCCAAGAAATTTTGAAAAACTTGGCTGGTCGTCCATTGCAGAAAAGAAAAAATTATCGACTAATATCTTTTCCCAATTCTTAAGAATCGCTTTTTCTTCCTTGCTTGGGTTATAATCGGCATTATTAAACACGAGTTTGGTTCCCCTTTGTACTCCGTCCGCTCTTGGAACTCTTGAGTATTGACTTAAATCAAGCCTTCTCTTGTTCTTGATTAACCGAGCAGGCTCTGTATCTCCAATGCGTCTAAGCACTCTATAAGGTATGTCCTGTGTCTCAAAATTTCGGTATTTGTTCCCTTCGGATGTGTCGTAATAGCTCCCCTCCATCTCTTCGAGAATCCCTAATAATTCCGAATTTAGGTCTTTTGTAATTTTTTCGCTTTCTTGCAAATCCCGGATACTGTCTTGTAAGTATCTATCGTTAAGAATATTCTTCTCGATTATCTCTTGCTCTTTCCTTTTATCTTCGTTTCCCATTTCTAATATCCTATGTTAAAATATTTATCTCTTTCCTTGTCTAAAAGGTCTTGCGAAAAATCTAAGTAATCATGGTCACAAAAATCTTTCAGTTCGGACATCTCTTCGCTTGTAAGTTCCATGCTAAAATCTTTAGCGAAGAATTTTATTAGGTTTACTTCGTGTACCGGATACCCTTGTTTATTGAGTTCCGCCACCGCAATGAAGAAGTTATTGCATAATTCAGCCAAAAAACTATCATCTTCAAATATGTTTTCTATTTCAACGTCTCGATATTTCATTTTCTTTCTGTTTTGTTACTTAATTTATTTTATTTTGTTTTTTTCTATTGCTATTTTTTTTTATTTTCTCATCGGCATCATAAAAAATAAATCTTCGCTCCCTTCGGGATTTATATATAATCCTTTGTTTTCGCCATAACTAAATATTATGTTGTCGGTTTCAATATTTTTCATTATTGCCTGTAACCTTCCCATATGTAATCTTGCTTTATAACCGATATTTTTGTTTTTCGGATCTTGCACCGTTATGAACAGTTCGGCTTTACCAATCGGGTTGTCATCTGCGGCGATTTTCATTCTGCCACTTCCCGCCGCAAAGTCAACTTCGATTTTCCTATCTTTAGTTATTTCACCTGCAAGCGGAGCAGCCATATTAAGGATGTCGGCAAAATTACGTCTGTCAATTTTCAAACTGTTTACTGTTTCAGTCCCGATAACATTCTTGTAGTTAACGTATTTCCCGGCTACTTGTGCCGTTATAAACGTGAATAAATCGGTTCTTATGGCTATTCTTGAAGCTGTCCTTTCAAGCGTCCCGGCGTTCCCTTTTAATTTTCTAAGTGTGTTTAATCCTTCCTTTGCGATACGGATATCCCCCTCTGTTGCTTTTCCTTGCTTGCTTGTTGTTCTTGCAATTAAATAGCCGTCTGTGCCTGCAAATGCAATATTCCCGGTCTCGCTTATTTCGATATTCAATCCTGCTGTTGAATTACTGACCGATTCAACTATCGTGAACATAACCTTGCTTGCCTGCTTTACAAAATCATTAACGTTTATTTCCGCCATTACTTCGAATTCGCCTGTATCGGGCATTAATGGGTCTACACCCATTGGAACTTTAAACGCTCCCTTACCTGTTTTAATTAATGCAATTTCCGATTCGGGCTTGATATTTATCTCAATCTCTTCTAAATTTATCGTCTTTATGATTTCGCTAAATTTGTACGTTCTAAAAAAATAAGTTCCTTCTTCATCGTAACTTATCGGATTAATTTTGTACTGCAAAGTGTTTACATAATTGGTTATTTCGATAAAACTTTTATCTTTGTTTATTGCGAATTTTATCGCTTTTGTTCCCTCAAGAAAATTATTATTCTTTTCAAGTGTGTTAATAATGTCGCTTGCCATATTAAGCACGTCTTTTATTTCGGATGCTTTAAGTGTTATTTTCATTTCTTCCTGCTAATTATTAGTTGTTCGATTTCTTCTACTATTTTCTTTGCCCAATCCTTGCCTTTAGTATCTTCCGTTGTGTATCGGAGCAACCGCCAGCCGTACATTGTTGCAAGGTTATATTTCTTGCAATCGCTCGCATATCCCTTGCCTCTTGTATGCCTTCCGTTCGAAAATATGCCACCTTCGAATTCAATTGCAATTTGATATTTCGGTATTGCCAAGTCAAATCTAAACCTGCGATCTTCTACAAATTTATATTCTTTCTTGTGTTCTATCCCTGCGTTATGCAAAGCCTCCGATATAAAAACAACGTAATCTTTTGCGGGTTTCCTCTGTCTCTTTTTTGGCTCTTCGGGGGCTTTTGCCGTAACTTCCGCACGTGCAACAAATAAGTTTTTCAAACTTGCTTTAGTCCATCCTTTAAAATTCATTTTCTCTCCCTGTTAGTTATCAAATAAGTTGTTGTATAACATCTCTTCGTTATTTATTCTATCTTGCGCAATTGCATGATATTTTGGGTCAATCTCTATCCCGATATATTTTCGTTCTAAATTTTTGGCTGCCATACACGTCGAACCGACTCCGCAAAAAGGATCTAAAACAATATCGCCTTTTTGTGAACTGTTTTTTATCATTACATCTAAAAGCGGGATTGGTTTTTCAGTTGGGTGCTTTTTGTTGCCAATAATATTCCTTATCCTAAGAATATTACTTGTCCCCATATTGTTAATGTTTTTTGCAGGTCTCTTACTAAGAAATAACACGAATTCAGTTGCATTAAGGTAATACCTGTTTGGTGTGCTATTGCCTTTGTCCCAAATTAAAAGATTTTGATATGCGAAACCTGCATCTTCGGCTTTTTGTTGCAACTCTTTTAAGTTTCTTCCGTTAATCATTATATAACAATGTGTTCCCTTTTTTAGAACTCTGTATATTTCGGGTAACCATTCTTCAAACTTAATCTCGTTAAATTCAAACATTTTGCCATTACTTACGGCATATGGAATATTTCCGTTTTTTTCAATCCATTCCTCGATTGTTTTATTTTCGCCTAAATATATCGTTTTTCTCCCTCTTGCTAAACAACCGCTTGGGCTGGCCTTTGTGTAGTCTTTGTTAATCACATTTCCGTTTTCATCCATTATTAATGTTCTTACTCCGCCGGAAATAAGTTTATACGGGCAATCCGTAACTACAAGATCCACGCTTTCCGTATCAATATTTTTCAGCACTTCTAAACAATCTGCATTGTATATTTTGTTTACTTCCATTTAGTCCTCAAATAGTATTTTTATTTTATCCAATTCGTTTTCTATTCTTTCATTAATTATATCGATATACTTTTCTTCTTTTTCGATTAATATGTAATTTCTATTCTGTCTTATACTTGCTATTGCTGTTGTTCCGCTACCTGCGAATGGGTCTAAAATTATATCATTCGGGTTAGAATACTTATTTAATATCCATTCAAATAATTTAACAGGTTTCTGTGTCGGATGATAACGTTTTTCTTTATTCTTCATATCACCTTGCAACATTCCATTCCATTGGAATGTAAATTGTCTTACAGCTGTCTTAAATGATGTCCATGCTAACTCACAATCTGCAAAATCATTATCATAATTAACCTTATCCCATACTAAATAGCAATTAGTATCACCTAATATAGAACCATAATAATTACCACCGAATATTATTTGATTTTTACTAATTCTAAATATCTCATCAAAATACTCTTTACTAATCTTATTTCTGTCCCATTCGTAATCACCATAATCTGTACAAGTTGTTAATTGTCTTCTTGATAAATTCTTTTTATTATTTTCGTTAATTCCATACGGAGGGTCAGTTAATATCAAGTCTATAGATTTGCCAGGCAATGTTTTCATTATATCTAAACAATCGCCGTGATATACTTTATTTATTTCCATATTTATCACACCTTAATAGTTATAATTATCTTTTACGTATTTTGCTAATTTTATGAATTCGTTTTCTTTTAATCCAAACCTAATTTTTAGGTTGGTTTCTATTGTTGCGGAGTCTAAGTTTGCTTGGATTAATACGTGTTTTTCGTCCATAAACCTAATAGCTAAATCCCTTAATTTCGCTTCGCTTAATGTCTCAATGCTTGTTGTTTCGTTCCCTTTTGCTTCAAGCTCCATTAAATCATCATTAACAATAGCAACAACGTCTTGAATATCTTTGCTGCTGTCTTTTGGGTGGTCAATTTTAGTCTCTCCGCCTATCAGCTTTTCACCTTCATATATCCATAATTCTGTAGTTGTTAGTTCGTTAGCACCTATTTTTAAATTATGGTTTTTACTCAAGTCCTTACAAATAGCAATGTTACTGTTCCAAATGTTAGCCCTTAATTTCTTGTATATCCTAACCTGTCTTTGGTTACTAAAGAAATATGTATTTGACTCAATACCTTTGCTTTCAATTTCCTGCCTTAATTTTTCGTTTTGGAAATGATCGGAGTTTATGCTTCTTGTGTTTGGGTATGCTTGTATAATCGCCGAAATAACATCGGCAACAGCCAAATAATCTACCGGGAAGCCTTCTTTTGGCTCTATAACGATTAGTATATCAATAATCGGTTTCTTGTTCGTATAAATCACTTCAAGCTGGTCACCAATAAATATATCAAGTTTTAACGGGTTAATTGTTTCCAAGTAACCGCCTGCAATAACAAACCTGTCTTTTGTCTTGCTTGGGTCAATTGCAAAACATCTTACTTTGTTATCTTTCTGTAGTTGCAATATCTCAACACCTGTGTAAGTGCCTTTCCCTCTTCTGTTGTGAGTTAATTTATAATCTATTTTGTTTTGGATTTGTGGGTCTATTGCTTCCCTAATTTTTTCTACGTATGGCATATAAAAGTTTTCTACGCTTATGGGCTTGATACACTCAAATACTCTTTTTGCCTTTGCGGGGTCTGCTTTATATTGATCCTCTAACATTTCTCTTGTTCTGCTCGGATTAAACAGCCATGTAGCCAATCTAACGGCATAAATAGAATCCATTTCAAAACTTTTCTTGTACCTTTCTTCGGTTAGGTCAAAATCTGTGTCGTTTGCATAACTCCAACCTACGACCTTGCCTACTCTGTTTGGAAACGATACGCTTGTATTGTTCAATCCTAAATCATATAAAGCACTTGCAACTTTGTATTTTGCCTTTGTCTCTGCTCGGCTTAATTCGTCCGCATAAAATCGGATTATGTGCAAACCTTCGGGTGCTTTTGCCGTTGAGTTAAAGCTCATAATTCTAATAGTCCCTTTCCCCGGTTTCGAAATAGGAAAGATAATTTCGTTCCCCTTAAAAGCTCCGGAACTTTCTCTTAAGTCTAAGCC